ATTGGAATTATCGGAATCTTCATTTTCTATATCTGGTGAGGAATAAACTACTACATCAGACTCATCAATATTCGAAGCAGCTAAAATCTCTTTGTAGTCTTCCAAACCAGTCACGTAAGGTCTATTCGTCACAGCAACGTGTAATAGAGTAGGCCCTACAAGCTTTCCAGTCTTAGTATCTTTGTAATTTGTACTAAGCATTGCAGAGGCGCCAATGTAAGTCTTCCCGAACTTTTCAGTTCTCTCATCGCGCCCATCAATTACTGCGTATACCTTACCGTCACGCTCTCTGATGTCAACAACCTCACCAAGGTTACGATCAGGATCTTCAACATGCTTGTTGTTATCATTTACCAGAGGAACCTGAACAATGTCACATACCCTATTATCAAAATTCTGCTTAAGAGTTCTAACAAAGTCATCATCGATATTAATTGGAGCACCTGTGCCAGGGTGGAGAAGCGTACCCTTATTTAGGATGTGCTTCTCATATAACTTGCCCTGTTTCACGCGAGAAAGTTCTGCAACCTCATCTTCAGGAAGCTCTGTATAACCTTCACCCGTGGAAGGAAACACCGCAAGTTCTGCCGGAACAGTCTTGTCTTTATTTTTCTTCAACTTCATAGTGCCTCCAAATAATAATTTACTGTTGAACAATCGGAGATCATTAAGCACCTGTCTTAATAGGCTTCACTTGCCCGCTGGGGGAACTTTGGCTGGGTCCAGTAGTGCCTGAGCCTGGCTGAACTGGTGGCTTATTTGGACTAGGATTGCCACTGTTAGTACTAGCAGGCATCGGAGGCAGTGGTGGAGGAGTTGGAACTGCCGCAGTTCCCGCAAGAGCCGGAGGAACACCTGGTAAATTAACTGGAGCAACGGCTGCATTCGTATATGCCTGCTTAGCTGCCTCATTTGCCAAATCTGTCTGCTCATCCCAGCGCTTCTGCACTGTATCATAGTCAACAGGAAGGCCAAGCTGATCTGCCATCTTACGCTCTGTTGCATGGAAGAACTCTAGAGAGCAGTTCATGTTTTGACCAGCAATAGACAGAGCATTGAACATGTTCTGAATTGCAGCCTTCTGCTCATCCGTGAATGGACCCCACTTAAACGTTGGGTACTTTCCACTGCCAAAGTTCCAATTGATAAATCTGGGGATCAACTGATAATTAATTGCAGCAGCCATATCATCCATAACAGTCTCAAGTAACTGTATGAATAGAGAGTTGTCTTGACCTTGGCCAAGGTCCACGATTTGCTGATCAGCGGCTCCAGCTCCCTTGTTATCATCGAAGAAAGTTGCAAGAACAGATTTAGACATCTGACTGTTATGGTAGTTAATAAGGCTCAAGAAGTCGAAGTTACCAGCCTCATGAAGAGTGGTAACATCCCAGTCAATAGGAACTGCCATGTACTGCTCTACACCAAAGTTCTTAAGCTGTGTTAAGAAGTTCTCCTTATCAGCCTTATTGGGGTTAGGAGGCATGTGGCCAATTCGCGTGCCAAGAGCACCCTTCTGTGCCGCAAGATGAGCCAACCACAGAAGCTTTGTCTTTTGATTATAAGAAGAGAAAGCTGACTCAAACATGGACACACCATAAGTCATATTCTCTGCTGCATTGCACACGTATGTAAGTAGATTCTCTACAGGCAAATGCACGTCAATAATCTGACCGCGTGTAAATGTTCTCTGTCTCCAACCACGCCAAGCATTGTTCTTGTCAAATAGCGCCAAAAGAGTCTCAGGCGGACGATAAGCCGCTTTCTGAAGAGTTACCATACCCTTTAGGGGTCCTTTATCAGGAACCCAATACACCATCTCGAAAGTGGAAAAGCCATGGAAAGTACCAAGAAGCATCTGAGAAATAATAGTGTTAAGAGGAATCTCCATTCCTCCTACTGTTGGAGGAAGATTAAGCATCAAATCTATGAAGTCTGCCTCATCAGTTCCACCAAGTTGGCCATCTGCGGGCACAACTGTAGCTGTCTTTAAAGCAGCCTTAACAGGGATAGTGATAAGATTGAAAAGCGCTCTAGCCTGAGGATCACATCTGCGCATTGTCTCAAGCTGAGGAATAGTAACTTTGTCAGTTTTCCACAGTTCCCACATATCGTGATACTGAGTGGAGAATGGAAAGTAAAAAGGAACACCAACTTCAAAATTGAGATCCTTCTTTTTTGGAGCAGGCAAATCACCTACAGCGCCTCCGGCTGGAACACCCTGCTTAGAATCACCCGATACTTGACTATTCTGATAACCTGGATTATTCTTCTCAGTAGCCAACTCGATAATATCGTCGGACATTAATCTACTCCATTCCTCATAATACTAGACATCGGATCATCAAGCCATGAGGAGAAAGCACTGCTTGAATTATGAGCATCGGCCACTACTGCGTCCCAACCCAACTTATCTTGATCAAACCCAATAGGTCTGTCTACTGGCGAACCTATGGTCACGAACTCTGGCGGAGCATAATAAGCTCTTGCACCATTGGGAGCTTCCTCACCGCCAAGCATGATCGCTCCCACGATAGAACAAGCTAAGGCATCTGCCATATCCTTACTCTTACCAGGCTGGTGGTCCACTTTGCCATTTTCTTTCTTAGAGAGACCTAAAAGTTCTTCTCTAAGAAGTTCATGAAACGGCACAGTAAATCTATCTGTTTCATTATAAAATAAATCTCTTAGAGTCTTCCAAGGCTCCTCAGATCTATCAGTAGAAATCAATGGCGAAGCTATTCCCTTTGCCTCAAGTTCTTGTCTACTTTCCTCACTTGCGAACCCATCGTAGGAACATTGACGAATATTAAACCCTCGTCTAATAAGCTCAAAACATAGATTTCTAGCCCATTTAATCTGAATTTCTCGTGCTGGAGTCTGAGTTATGTCTGCCTCAAAAGCAATTACAAAGTCAACTTTTACACGAGGAAGCTTGTCTATTCGAATGTGATCTGTTCCTGCCTCATCGAGGACTATTTTTTCCTGCTCCTCATAGGAACGAACATGAGATAGCGCAATCCCAGCTCTGTCGCCCTTGATAGCCAAGTCAGCATGCATTGAATAAATTGCACCTTGAATTGGAAAGAAATCTTCAGCAAAAGTGTAGACAGGTGTCCAAGCCGTTCCATCAAATCTATAATCAACATGTACCGGAGGAAACTCTGATTTTATAAAGCAACTATCTAGAGCAATGTCATTCTTGAAATAAGGGTCAGCCGCAAAAGTGGGATCACACTCAAACTTAGCCTTTGATTCTATAGGCTTCTTACGATACTGCTTTCTAAAATCTGATCTCTTTCTCAAAGGATTAACTACCCAAGTAGGATGAGGACCAGAGACGTAATGAGCAGAATCTTCACCGTATTCCGCAATATCATCCTTACCCTCCTTAGTAAGCATCTGAATCATATCCCCCTTGAAACGGGGGAAACTGATGTAAACAATCTTGAAAGTATCAGGAAAACGAGATGTAGCACTCGTTTCCATCATGTCCATGATGTACTCAGCACTCTTGCTGGATTCACGCGAATTCGAGCCTCTGAAGCGCGACAGCTCTGCCTTAGTCTTGAAACCTGAAATCTCATCACAGATGCCAAGGATGAGGTTCTTACCCTCCTGAGATTCAGCCTGACTGTGCCCAGAAATAAGTTCAATATTTTTCTGGAACAAAATAGATTGAGCAGTAATACTGCACTTATCCGCAAACCAGCCACGCCTAGCATTACGCTTAAGAGGATCGAAGAACGCCTCCTGAGCCTGCGTGGAAGACTGCGCTACATTAAGCGTATGGATTGTGTCGTCCGCTGGCATACCAAAATAAGCCTGAGGATTCTTAAGACATGATAGAATGTATGCCACTCGCAATGAAGACATTCGGCACACCATGTCCTTACCAGCACCCTTACCCCATTGAATAGCGTGATAGTTTGTCATGCGTAACGGAGTTGCCCAATAAGACTCATGAACAGCTATTAATGGATAAGTTTCTGGAAACAGAACTCTTTCAATGTGCATAATAGGATCAGCTTGAAGCGGCGAAAGCTGTAGATTCTTCTCGCCTAGATATTTATTATCCCTAATAAATACTTCCAAAGGAACAGGAATTTCTTCAAATAAATCTTCAGCGGTTTGAGCCTGGAGACCTTCTTTTCCAGGCTCATTAAATGGTTGAGACAGCAACTCGGCAAATTTACTCATGTAAACCTTATCGGCTACTGTATCTTGCGTCGTTTACGAGGAATAATGAAGTATTGACGATATCTTTTTCTTAAAACATATCGCTTACCTTTATATGACACTATGATCCTGAAGAGATATCAATACCAAATTTCTTGCACGCTGATCTAATCTTTGACTTGACCGAATCAAGTGTTACCCCATTAAGAGGATACACACTAGCATTCTTAGGCTTGTTAATGTATGCCCAAGCTGCTCTAGCATGTTCGGCGGTGTCTACTGGGTATTTGCCATTCTTAGGATCAGCGTATGTCACATTGCCATAAGGCTTCTTACCATTGCCAGGAGCGTCGCCAGCTAGACTCAGAATATATTCAACATCCGAGTTGCCCATAGAGATAAGCTTGTGAGAAGCCTTCTTTTTCTCTTTTGGAATGTAGTGATGAAGCTCCCTAAGAGCCATAGCAGCCTTAGCGCGAGTATGCTGCTTCTTAGTCTTCACACCACTTGGATGAGTGC